ACCAGTGTTGGTCTGACATACAACTCTGCCGCCTCGTTGATCGAAGGTGCAATGTACACTGTAGGTCGCACACTTGATGGCGCAGCTAAGGGTCAACGACTCACTACAGCAATGCGTAGTCTTGGTGACACCATGAGTGATGCCTTCAGTGTGTATGGCTACTTGACTAAGGGTGGCTTGTCCACCGAAGTGACAGACACTTTGTTGCAGCACAACCCTGCATTGCGCAACAACATCTTGAGCGCAACACAGGAAAGCTCCACCACTGAGTTGTCTAAGGCTGCACAGGTCTTCAACACTTTGAACGTGGCACAGGATGCTTTCTTCCGCAAAGCCATCTTCAACGCTGCTGTTGAGAAGCACATGCGCCGTGCTGGTTTGGACATGTATGAAACCATCGGTCAAGGCAAGAGTATCCCTGCATCCATCCTGCAACAAGCCACAGACGAAACGCTGAAGGCTACATTCTCGTATACACCAAAGGTGCAGAAGCAAGGCATTCAAACCTTTGAAGCTGGTGCAGAAGCTGCGGGTAACTTGTTCGTTAAGGCTGCTGAGTTTCCCGGTGGTAGCTTGATTGCTACATTCCCACGCTTCATGTCTAACGCCATTGCTTTCCCATATCGCTATAGCGTCTTTGGTGCAGCATCGGGTATGGAAGATTTGTTGCAGGGTTCGTTGTTGAAAGCTGCAGGTTCTTCTGGTGGTGACGCTCTCATTCGTAAAGGTCAAGAGAACATTGCTAAGGGTGTTGTTGGTACAGCAGCATTGGCTGCAGCGTATGACTATCGCATGAACAACCAAGACACAGACTGGTACAACATGAAGCAGGACGATGGCTCCACTGTTGACACTCGTTCCGTTTTCCCATTGGGTCCAATACTGGCTGTTGCTGACTTCATGGCTAAGCGCAAGCTTGGTCTGGAACCAAAGACTGCTGAGATGGTTGAGGCTATTGTTGGTATGAAGATGCCTGCTGGCACACAGAACCAATTCCTTGATCAATTGTTTGCTGCAATGTCGTCTGAGAAAGAAGCAGATAAGATTGAAATTGCTGCGGGTAAAGTGTTGGGTGACTTCGTTGCTCGTTTCTCACAGCCGTTTGTATTCAAGAGCGCTTACGAATTCCTTGATCTGTTCCGTGAAGGCGGTGCCATTCAGCGTGACCCTAACGTCATCACTGCCGAAGACAGCGGTGATCGATTCATTGAGGCTGCTGTCAATCGTGTGCAGGGTAAGTTGCCTGTTCTCAAAGAACAACTTCCAGAAGCTATCCCACGTTTGCGTGAAGGTCCAGTGTACAAAGAAGGTGAATTCTTCTACAGCTTGGTTGGTGTACGTGAGACACCACCGAAGACTGTTTCTGAGAAAGAGATTGTTCGACTCGGTATTGATCCGTTCAAACTGTACGGCCCATCGTCGGGTGATCGCACATATGATCGTGCCTTTGTTGAAGCTGCTAACCCGTTGGTCATTAACGCCATTGAGCGTACTATTGCTAACAAGCGTTACCAAGCACTCACTCCCACTGAACAGAAGCTGGCACTGACCAATGTTGTTCGTGATGTGACAAGCATTGCTCGTGACAAAACAGACGGTAAGTTTATGTCTGAGGATTTGTTGCGTGTTAAGAAGATGCAGTTTGATAAGCTGTCACAGGATCAGCGTAAGGTTATTAACGAACGATATGCTCGTGATAATGATGGTGTAACTTTGGAAGAAGCCAAAGACTATAAAGCTGTTGATAAATACGAAGCTATGCTAGGTAATCTGGCATTTGCTAAGGGTGGTTTTGTTGGCAAAGTATTGGGTAAGAAAGCTGTTGATGAAGCTGCTGAACCAATCTTGGAAACACTCAAGAAGAAGTCTGTCACACCTACTCCAGCCGACAATGCCGCTATCGATGACATCATTAATAAACGAGTTGGTACTGAAACAACATCGTCTGCTGCAATTGACCAGACAGCTAACATGCTGATGGGTAAGAAGCCTGTGTTGCCTAAGACTGCAGCAAAGCCAATTGCAAAACCCGCAGCAACCGCACCAGAAGCGCCTGTATTGGGTCAAACAGAACAAGCCCTGCCTACCCCACCAGCAAAGACGATAGAGGCTCCTACGCCTTCTAAAGCTTTTGCCGATGAAGACTACATCATGGGTGAAGAGGCTATGTTGGAATTGTATACACCTGCTCAGTTGAAGTCTTGGAAGGTGTCTGATCCAGAAAACTACGCAAACACTTTGCATTCCTACACAGGACAGGCTAAAGGACTGAAGCTTTCTGAAATGCCACCACAGCCTTTTGCTAATAAGACTGATGAGTCTGCTGAATCTTTGGTGGATGAAGTTGAATATGATATAGATGGCAATCCTGTCAGTGTTGGTGGCAAGGCTATTGTTAAGAAAGCTGAACCAGTTGCTGACGATTATGGTGTTGATCCTAAGTATTTGTCTGGTGATACAAACATTATCACTGGTAATGTCAATACTACTAAACGTAATTTTGCAGTTGCAGCCATTAAAGAAGTACGAGAAGACAGCTTCTTTAAGTTGCGTAACAACGATAAGTTTGCGTCAATAGATGACGATGTGTTGGGTGTGGTGTTGGGTGACTATCGATATTCTCGCGGTATGGAACTCAATCCTAAAGATCCTACGATGCTTGCTGATGCTGTAAAGATGGCTGATCAATATCAGAAACGTCTTGATGCATTGCGTGAGAAGTACAAGGATGTACCACCTGTGAAGTTGTTCCACGGTCAAGGTGTCACAGAAGACATTAACACTATCAAAAAGTCAGGCTTCACAGACCCAACAAAGCGTAGTGAATTTCACTCAGAGATGTATGTTGGTGCTCCATCGTTCACTAAAGATTTAAATCTTGGCTTCCGTGGTTCACCATTTGGTGGAACAAAACCAGAGAACTATGTTGTCACTGAGATTCCGTACGCCGATTATGTGTTCAATAAAATCAACATGGCTCCTGAGAAGTATGACGCAAAAGACATGAACACAATCCTTCGCGCTGTCACTGGCGCACCCGGTGTTGTTCGTCCTATTGGCCTACCTCGTGCTGGTTTCTTGGAAACTGAAGACATGATGCTGGAAGCTGAAAAGCTGCGTGTAAAAGGTGCCAATGCTAAGTTGCGTAGCGGTGAGAAAGACGTTGCTGAAGTGCTGGCGACTGGAGGTAAAGGACTGAGTCGAGCAACAATGAAGGGTGAGGAAGAAGTTGTATCTGAGTATATGAAGCTTGCTCGTACCACTACAAATCCTAAAGAGAAAATGAAACTGGCATACATGTCCTACACTGGCATCAAAGATTTGATGAACAGCTATTTGGATATGGCTAAAGCAACGTCTACTAAGTCTGGTCTTGGTCAGCAATATCAGGCTGCGATTAATAACTTTGCAGACTACTCAGGTATTCAACGACAGATGCGTGAGATTGCTGATATATTGTATGATGGTGGAGCCAAACAGAAAGCACAGAATCTGTATGAACTCAGCGACAAGTTGAAGAAGTTTCAACAGTCGGAACCTGCAATATCTACAGCGGTTGATGAAGCTAAACGAACTAAACCACTGGATGAGGTGAGAAAGCTTGTGCCAAAGTTGGCAAAGGGTGGACTTGCAACTCGTCGGTGATAAGTACCGACAATAAAAAAGGGGAGCCTGTGTAGCTCCCCTTTTCGTTTCATCACTTCAGCCTTGCAAGATTGTCGAAGTAGGCAGCATCAAAGCCACGTTGCCATTCCTTACCAGCTAAACTGTCAGGATCATAGCTGTTACCAAGCCAACCACGACTGAAGGCGTAGTAGCCCTTCTCAAACTGCACACGTAGCAAATGCTGTGGACGTTTAAACTGTTGCATAGTTTTCTCCGTAAAGTTCGTTAGACAACAAATACCCTTCAAGTTCCCACATCTTGTTGACAGCATCCTCATATGCATACTTCTCACCAAGGGCTGTGTTGAACTTGGCAGGATCTACACAGGCGCTTTTGCCAATAATGAGGAAGCCACAATGCAAATGCATGAAGCACAGCGTTGTGGTTGTATCAGGCACAACATAATACTCAACCTTCTTAGTCTTCTGCTGCATGTCTGTCGTGGTGACAGACGTGCGCTTCACAGGTTCATTTGGTTGATTCATCTTTAAATGCCTCGTCAACTTTATTTGTAATGTATTTGTGCGCAATGATGGCAGCAAGGTGTGCATTGCTATCTTTATTAACCTGCTCAGGCTCAAGCACGATTTGAATGGTAAGACTACCATCACTATTGTCTGTGAAGATGATTGTTGCTTTATTCGTTGACATATGCATGTCCTTTCAGTTGGTTGATTTTGAGATTGTAGCAATCACTCTTAACTACATAGCCATTGCTGGGATCGATTGTACCCTTTTTCATAAAGATACTGTCAATCATATACTGTTGTTTTTCGTACACACCCAAGAACCAACCCACACTTAAATCATTCTTCACACGAACGAAAGCGTAGTAGTCACACTCTTGGGTTGTATTCAATCCAGCAATAGAACAATCATAGGTGTCTAAGGGTTTGACAGAAGTCTGCTTAGTCTTTACATCCACTGTCTTACCATTACACAGAATGAGGTCGTAGTCATAGGTGTTAGTCAGCACACCACCCATGACCTGTTGTGCTATAGCTTCACCGATAAAGCCAGCAATGTTGCCAGCCCCACTGGTGATGCTGTTACGCAGCTTACCCATCTCTGCCGCTTTGTCTCTGGCAGTGACGAGCATGTCGCCAGTAACAACAACCTCAATCACTTTTGACCACCAATCAGGTTCATGTCACCGATGTAGATTTTGACGAATGGTATTAGGACGATGATACCGATGAAAGCAAACAATCCATTTTCGATTTCGTCAGTATCAGCGATGTGGCAAATGTCATCGTTGTATTCAATGTCAAAGCCAAAGCCGTGTCGTAGTTCTATCAATATCATTGTCGATCCTCATACAAAGTTTTGGCGATGATGTAGTTCTTAACCAAACTACTGCGCACAATATCGTCCATACCAAACTCAAACCTGCTGAACTCTCGCATGTCCTGCACAATGTCCAAGAACTTTGGCAAGCCTGTCTTGTCGTCCTTCTTCTTCAAGTCGGTCTGCCTGATGTCACCGCAGTAGATGATCTTCGATGTGTGACCAACACGAGTGACGATGGTGTCGAGTTCTTCAAACGTCATGTTCTGAATCTCGTCAGCCAACAAGATGGAGTTGGTGAAG